TTGATTTTCAATTTTTCTTTTTGATTTTCAATTTTTCTTTTTGATTTTCAATTTTTCTTTTTGATTTTCAATTTTTCTTTTTGATTTTCAATTTTTATTTTTGATTTTCAATTTTTCTTTTTGATTTTCAATTTTTCTTTTTGATTTTAAATTTTTCTTTTTGATTTTAAATTTTTCTTTTTGATTTTCAATTTTTCTTTTTCTAATTTTATTTTTTCTTTTTGATTTTCAATTTTTCTTTTTGATTTTCAATTTTTATTTTTGATTTTCAATTTTTCTTTTTGATTTTCAATTTTTCTTTTTGATTTTCAATTTTTCTTTTTGATTTTCAATTTTTATTTTTGATTTTCAATTTTTCTTTTTGATTTTCAATTTATTCATATTTAAAATTTAATTTTTAGATTTTTTGAAGGTATTGTTAATTCTTCTTCATTTTCTTCTTTATTTATTTCTTTTTCATATGGATCATCTAAAAACATATATTTATCACATTTAAATTCTTTTTCTTTTAATTTAATTTGATATATTTCCCACATTGGTTCACAATGTGATTTATAAAATACAATATTTTTACATTTTATTAAACATATAATTATATCACCAGTATTTAAAGATTCCAATTCTAGTTTTTCTTTGTGTTTGTTAAATATACTAAGTTTTTTAGAAATGTTTAACTGCATTTTTACTTCTTTCTTTTTTGTTTTAACTGATGATTTATACATTTCTTCTAAATCCTCAACTGTTAATTTATCTTCAAATAAATCCTCTGATTTTTCTGATAATAATTGTATAATTTTATTGTCAAAATCATTTAGTAAATTTTCTAAATTTTCATCAACATTTACTGTAATTTTACTTGATATTTTATTTATAGTTAATTTTGGTGTTTGAATAATAAAATTAGTAGTAGATGCATAATAATCTTCCAGTTTAACTGGTTTTCCTAATTCTACATTTTCAAGATTATAATTATCACACGTATTTATTTTACTTTCAGACATTTATAGTTTACTTTTGTTAAAACTATTTTTATTCTTAAATTTTATTTTTATATAATATTTGAAAACGTAAAATAATTGTTACATTCATAATAATTGTTACAATTGTAATACTTGATAAACTATCCAAGAATAATAATTATATTTAATATCTAATTTTAATAATAATATAACTTGATTAGATGTTATCGTATCAATATTATTTTTAAATTTATCAAATATTTGTGTATTAGAATCTAATATTACTTTTAATGATTTATTATTTTGTATATCAATATTTATTTGTGTTTTAATATTATCATTAATCTCTGTTTTTATTTTATTTTCAACACTGGTTACTAAATTTAAAAATTTAATATGATTTTCTATATTTTCATCTAAATTTAACTCTAAATATTTTTTATTACCATTTTTTAATATTGCTATATCTAATATTATAGGTGTTTGTAATAAAAATAAAGATTTTTTCTCTTCATTATTTTTGTTATTGTTAAACAAATTTTCATTTGTAAACAAATTATTGTTTAAATATAATGCTAAATAATCATTATTATTTTTTGCTAATTTAAAATTATTTATATAAAAATATTTAAATTTAACTATATTATTCATTAAAAATTTTAATAAATATTTATTTTCTTTTTAAAAACTAATTTATTAAAATTTTTAATTTTTAATTATTTTTCATTTATTTTATTAAATTGTCTATTTTTTAAACTTTAAACCATTTTGTTATAATATATTTTTTACCTTTGATAACTGGTAAACCTGCGTGTGTTGTATTAGTATCTGGTAATCCATCTGTATTTAAATTATACCAAATAACTGCTTTACCTGTTTTTGGTTTTATTTTAAGATTAAGATTTGTAAAATATGTTTCTCCACCTTCTTCTACATCATTTAAATATATCATAAATGTCCAGCTTCTTTGCCCTGTATTATAATCTTTTTTATCAATAATCGGATCAAATGCGTCAAAATGTGGTTTAAATTGTTCTCCAGGAGAATAAAATTGTATCTGTGATATTTCAGCGTTATTTAGTTTAATAAAATTTTTAATTTTTTTTTCTATATAATTATGAAAAACTGTATCTTTAAAATAACCTGTTTTACTTGTTCTAAATTCTGTATCATTTTGATCATAATGAGTCAATGTAGAACGATGTAATGATTTTTCATCCAAATCATTAATTAATTTATTACATTCCTGAATATCTAAAAAATTATCAATAATATAAATAGGTACTTTTTCTGTTCCATATATTTTAGATGAATTTTTTTTTAATATATCATCGGTTTTATTTCTAGTTATTTTTTTATTATCATTTATATTATAACACAAATATAATAAATAAATTAATACTAATAATATTATTATTAAAATATAGTGTTTAAATTTAATTATCATTTAATATTATACTAAATTATTATTTTTAAAATTTTATATTCTCAATTATAAATTATTTTCTCAATTATAAATTATTTTCTCAATTATAAATTATTTTCTCAATTATAAATTATTTTCCCTTAATACAATATAAAATTAGTTTCCAAATGTACTAAAATTTAAATTTCCTGGCATAGTATTTCGCGCATTATAAGAAATAAGATTTTGATTAAATGTATGATTATCTTCAAAATGTCCTATGAATCCTAATTCATTTGAACCTTTACTATTACTATTAGTTGGTAAACTTAATGGTGTAGGTAATTTAGATATATCATTCATATAATATTCATACATATTTATACTAGAAAGAGCAGTTGATACATATTTTTCCATAATATGTTTATTTAAATTTGCTAATATATTTTTAATATTACCATTAGAATCTTGATAAGAATATTTTACATTTTTATCTGCGCCAACTATTCCATTTGATGAATAATATAATCTATAAGTATCCGCCATTATTTGTAATAACTCTTCTGTATCTTGTTCAGTATTTATGTCAATATTTCTATTTTCTTTTATGTATTTTTTTACGGAATTTTGTATAAAGTTAACATTTATTTTAGAAAATAAATATGGTAATAAATATGGATCTTGCGTTCTTAATGTATTATAAGCCCATAATTGATAATTATCATAAAACGTACTATCATCTACCGTCGCGCTATTTACTTTGTTCCCATTATGGTTTCCGTTTTCATTAATAGAAGCATTCAAATAATAACTACTATTGGTATTCCAGGTATTTTCTAACTGAACAGCATTACTATGAGATAATTCTAAATTACCAGCCACGGGTTCTAATAATTGATCTTTCATATTTTTATTTACATTTTCAAATGCATTTCCTCTATTAGTTGTTTGTAAAAATAATGGTGCTGGATTATAATTTCCTGAACTTCTTATTTCAGAAATTTCATCAATATTAATAGCAGTTGGATATACATTTCTAGTGTGATTATATTCGTTTAATAATAGATTCTGCATTTTATTCTAATAAGATATTATTATAATTTAATATTATTTTTATTTTATTTTTTACCTTCTTTTTAAAAATTAATTAAATAAATGTTAAGTTTTTCGTTTAAAATATATAAATTGATTTAAGTATAAAAATAAAAAGAAATTATATGAATACCTTTAAGTTATCCAATAAAAAAGTGTATAATGATACAAGATCAACAATAGAAAATTTGCACAATGAAAAAATAGATAGTATTTTAAATAAATATGATAAATTAAATAATAAAAAAGAGCAATTGCAATTAAATAATGAAAAATTAAAAATATTGCATAAAAAAAATATTAGAGATAGCAATAAAATCTCTAAAATATTAGAAGAAAATTATCAATTAGAAAAAGAAATACACGATATTGAAAATAATGTAGAATTGTCAGACTATCTATTCAATGCGTTTGAATTTATAAAAAAATTCGACGAAAATAATGATACGAGTAACGCGAGTAACGGGAGTAACGGGAGTAACGCTAGTAACGTGACTAAAACATTAAATAATTCTACTGAAATGGAAAGGGAAATAGGAAATGGGGAAAATGATAATGGGGAAACAAGAAATATATTAAATTTTGTGAATATGAAGGGTAAAACAAATAAAGGAGAAGAATATAGAAAATATTATGAAAAATGTATATTAAATAGATGTATAACAAATAGGGATACGAGTTGTAGGTGTTGTAGGAAAAATAATTTTGAGATTGATACAAAAAATGGTTTAGAAATATGTAAAGATTGTGGTAATAGTGAAACATATATTGATACAACATCAAATTATGTAAATTTCAATGATACAAAACAATATGAGACAATTTGTCAACCATTTTCATATCAAAGAAAAAATCATTTTAAAGAATGGTTAAATCAATTACAAGCAAAAGAAGTAACAGAAATACCTGAAACTGTAATAAATTTGTTGTTATTAGAAATTAAGAAAGAAAGAATTACAAATATTAAAGATATAACTTCCGAGAGAATTAAAAAGTATCTTAAAAAATTAAAATTAAATAAATATTATGAACATATACCAAATATTATTAGTAATATTACAAATTCACCACCATTATCAATATCAGAAGAATTTGAGGAAGTATTATTAGATTTATTTAATAAAATACAAGATCCCTTTAAAAAATATTGTCCAAGTACGCGAAAAAACTTTTTAAGTTATTCATATACTATACACAAATTTTGTCAATTATTAGGCAAAGATGAATATTTAATATATTTTCCCTTATTAAAAAGTCGCGAAAAGTTATTTGAACAAGAGAAAATATGGAAAAATATATGCAAGGAACTTAATTGGAAATTTATACCAAGTATTTAAAATCATTTCATTTAGAATTTCAGATAATAATTAGTTCAATTAGAAAATTAATGAATAGTCGTACTTAATAAATAGTCGTACTTAATAAATAGTCGTACTTAATAAATAGTCTTACTTAATGAATAGTCTTACTTAATGAATAGTGATACCCAAGTTATAGTTAAAACATAATAGTAAATTACTTATATTTGATTTTAAATAAACACGTTAAATTATTTAAAAATAATTTAAAATGAAATATAAGTAACTTGAAAAGTATAATCTATTATGACAGAGACGCAACAAGAAGATCATTTACTAAAAGAATTAAGCGAGGAAAAGAGAAAAAAAATAGATGAAGCGGTAGAAAAAAAAATGAAAGAAATAACTATTGACCAAAATTTAGAAAGAGATGAATGCAAAATCAATGGTCAAAATTATGCTTTAATTAGTATAGTATCCCCAAATAGTAACCAAAAGAGCGATCAATTATGCATTAAAATAAAAGGTGTATTTAAAACATTAGAAGAAGCGAATAAACACGCAGAACAATTACAAAAGCTGGATGATATGTTTGATATTTATGTTGTAGAAATGTATTCCTGGTTATTATTACCACCCGATCCTACACAAATGGAACAAAAACACGTAGATCAAAAATTAAATGATATAATTGGTGGTCATAAAAAAGAACAAATGAAAGCTAAGGCGCATTTTGAAGAGAGAAAGAAAGAATTAATGGAAAATATTGATATAGAAAACGAGGAAAGAAAAGAAAAAAATAAACTCGAAGATATCACAATTGATGATTCTGATGATAAAGAAGAATCTGTTAATACCACGCGTGAGTCACTTCCAGTTCAGTCACTTCCAGTTCAGTCACTTCCAGTTCAGTCACTTCCAGTTCAGTCACTTCCAGTTCAGTCACTTCCAGTTCAGTCACTTCCAGTTC